AAATAATGGTAATATTTTAAATATTAATTCTTTAAGTTTCAATAATGGTATATTGTCATTAAATTATACAGATTTGACTGGTAATCAAACTATTCAAACAGATATAACTTCTTTATCTATAAAATATATAGTACAGAATTATAATGAGTTATTAAATGTATTAAATCCTGTTATTGGTAATTTTGCATATATAAAAGAAACTCAAGGTATAAAATGGCTTCCAGGAAACATAGGAGGTAGCTATTATTCTAATGGTGTTTACTATTATGATGGAATAAATTGGAAAACTACAGATATACCTTACCAGGCTACTATACAAGATGTAAATAATGGTGTATCTAATCAAGTATTTCTAACACCTTATACATTAAAAAATTCAGAACAATGGAATACAAAATTAAATAAATATATTGAACATATAAGTGCTGATATTATTTCAAGTTATACACCAATTGCTATTGTAAATAATTTGGCATATAAATTTGATTCTCAAAATATAAGTCATAAATTTGCATTCGCAGGCTTTTCAATAAATGGAACTATACAAGGAGAAGTTTGTAAAATACAACAAATAGGAGAAGTAGAATTTACTGGTTGGAATTTAATGCAAAATACACAATATCTTGCAGGACCAAATGGAAGTATATTAACATCAAATACAATACAAAATAGTTTTATAAAAGTATTAGGTTATGCTGTAACATCAGATAAACTAATGATTATTAAAGATTACACAACAATATTAAAAACTTAAATTATGGCAAGTCAATCATTATTAAAAGTGAATACAGATGGTTCACAACAAACTTACACAGGTAAAACAACTTCAACAGGTGCTTCTGATTCAGGAGAATTTATAGTAGCAGGACCATCAGGAACTATTGACCCTTCTTTCTTTCCAAATGGTTTTGGTCCAGATGTAACTACTTTTGTAGCAGGAGAAGCATTAACAGCAGGAAATTTTGTTTATATTAATGCAACAGGACAAGTCCTTAAAGCAGATGCTGCATTACCAGCAAAAGCAGCGAGAGGATATGTACTTTCAAATGTTGCAAATGCAGCAAATGCAACTGTATATTTTGATGAAGCAAATACAGCAGTAACAGGTTTAACTCCGGGTGCTACTTATTATTTATCAACAACACCAGGTGGTGTAACTACTACTCCTCCCGCAACAAATGGAAGTGGTCAAATTATACAAGAATTAGGTTTTGCATCATCTGCGACAAATATACATGTTAATATACAAGAACCCATAATTAGATAATTATATGGCAAATTCTGTATTAAGTGTAAATACAAATGGGTCTCAAGCTATTATACCCATTAATGATAAAATAGCAATACCTATTTTAGCTAACGCAACTACTACAACAGAAACAGTAGTTGCAAAATGGCAATTACCTGCAAACTTTTTACAAGCAGGTATAGGTATCAATGCCTATACCTCATTTTTATCAGGTGGTACAGGAACAGTTATTTGGAGATTAAGAATAGGCACAGCAGGTACAATAGCTGACCCATTAGCCTGTCAATTAACAACATCAGCAGCTCAAGTTTTAAATAGTAGAGGTAGAGCAAATTTTAGTATATATACTACTAATACAACCACATTAAATGCTTCAGGATATGCTATAATGATAAATGCTATACTTGGACAAATTACAGCAGCTATTACTAATTTAACAGTAGTATCAACAGCTACTATGTTTATAAGTATTACAGCACAAGTTTCAGTAGCATCTGCTTGTATAACACCTGGTGCAAATTTAACTGTGCCAGTATATTAATAACAAAATTTAATAATATGAAATCCCAACTAATGACAGATTTATTTATATATTTACAATATTTTGGAAAAATAATTGTAAACGCGAAAACTTTATTGACAAATAAAACAGGAACAACAATTTTAGTACCAACTGTAAGTTATTATGCAATATCAAATGACTTAACAAATGCCTGGAAATTATTAGGTATAGTTTTTTTTATAGACTTTGCTACAGGAATCTATGCTTCTTTTATAGAGAATAGGAATCTCAAAAAGAAAAAAGGAGAATTGAAGTTAGGTTTCTTGAACAAATGTCTTTTACTTATTGAAACAATTACAAGTGAAAAGTTGAGAAAATCTATAGTTAAGGGAATCAGTTATATTATTTTTACATTGCTGGTATATGGAGTAGAAAAAGTATTTTTAATTAAATCTTTTACATTCTTTAATATATCTGATAAAAATTGGACAATCACATTAATTACTTTAGCTTTTTGTACAGCTATTGAAATATATTCAATTGTATTTGAAAATATTAAAAGAGCAGGTTATGATATAGCAGGTTCATTTGTAAAAATGCTTACTCAATATAAAACAATTAAAGAAGAAGTTAAAGATATATAAAATTATTTTTTATCTTTGTAGCATGGAACAAATGATAAAAAATATAAAATCAAACTTTGAAAAACTCACTTTTGATGAAAATAAACATCAATATAGTGTAGATTCTATTAAACTAAAAGGTTCTGTATCATCAAAAATTGATAAATTTGTTGAGAAGGTGGACTTTGATAAAAAAGCTGAAAATAAAGCTATAAGATTAGGAATATCAAAAGAATCTCTTTTAGTTCAATGGGAAGAGGAAAAAAATATAGCTTGTACTACAGGAAACAGAGTTCACTTATTTGGTGAACTCTACCCATTTAATAGAACTATGAAACCTTCTTGTCCTCAAGAAGTTGCTGTAACAAAATTTTGGAATGACCTTCCTCCTCATATAGTTCCTGCTTGTTTAGAGTTAAGAATGTATCATTTATATTTTATGTTTGCTGGTACATCAGATATATTATTATTTGATACTATAAACAAAACATTTATCATTGCTGATTATAAAACTAATAAAGACTTATTTAAAAATTTTAAGAAAAAAACTTTATTAGCTCCTTTTGAAAGATTATTAGATTCTCCCTTTAATAAATATCAAATACAACTTTCTTTTTATCAACTTCTATTTGAACAAACAGGATATAAAGTTTCATCAAGAAAAGTTATTTGGTTATTAAAAACAGGAGAATATATTATGTATGATTGTGAAAATCTTACAAAAGAATTGCTCCAAGAATTAAATAAAGAATAAAATGGCAAATACAATAGGAGAATTAATTGAAAGAGTACAATCTGCTTATTCTAAAGGAGTAAGGAGTGATGATTCTCGTTTATCTAATAGACATATTTACAGTAAACTTAAAACTGTAAGAAATAAATTAATTTCTCAACAGCTTAAAAAAAGACAAAAGATAAGTGATTGGAATTTTGTTATACTGCCTTGTGTTGAATTAATTCAAGTTGAAAAACATGATTGTCCTTGTTTACCTCCTATTGGTTGTAAAGTGTATAGAACAAAAGAAAAATTACCTAAAGTTTTAACTGATTTGGATAAACATATCATTCAATGGGTTATGACTATTGAAAGTAGTAAAATCATTACTGAAACAACAAGAGAAGCATATTTATATTCAGATGGTAATAAATATACTAAAAAGAATATGAATTATATTTTAGAAAATGGATATATTTATGTTTATGGAGAATATGTACCAAAATTAATTAAAATTAAATTATTACCTGAAAATCCAATTGAAGCATATAATTTTCCATCTTATTGTAAACAAGATTGTACAGATTGTGAAGATGATTGTGGTAGTATGTTAGACAAAATATTTCCTATGGATGGAGATATGATAGAAACATTATTAGAAATGTCTTTTCCAGAATTAATAAATATTTTTTCTCAAATGACAGAAGATATAACAAATAACACATCTGATACAAATGATAAAAACAGACAGTAATATTAGAAAAAGTTATAGATTATATAAACAATTACATACTAAAGAAGACAATCATTTAATAGTAGATATTAAAACTTACATAGATATAGCAAATAAATATAATAAATTTTTACTGGATAAAGTTTTAGATGGAGAAGAAGTAACTTTACCTGCTAAAATGGGTACAATTTATATCAGAGGTAGTAAACAAAAAATTAGATTTGATGAAAATGGTTTACCTTTGTTAGCTCCTGATTGGACAAAAACATTGGCTTATTGGAAAAATAATCCTCAAGCTAAAGAAGATAAAAAATTATTATATTGTACTAATGAACATACTGATGGGGTAAGATATAAAATTATTTGGTCTAAAAAAAGAATAATGGTTGAAAATAAAACTCTTTACAGTTTAAGATTAACCAGAACTAATAAGAGAAATATAAGTGCTACTATTAAAAAAGGAAAAGAATATCTAATTAAAAAATAAATATTATGTCAGCATTAGAAACAAGTAAAGCAATTGAATCAGCAGAATTTGAAGGTAAAAGAGAATTTAAGTTACCAGAAGGAGCAACTATTATTAAAAATAGTCATACTATAAGTGTAAGAGAAATCGAAAATGGTTTTATATTGAGAAAATCTTATGATATAAAATGGATGTTAGGAGATGATTCAAACTATGAATATTTCAGTAAAGAATGGTGGTCTAAAGAAAATCCTTTAAAAATAACAATGCCTAAAGAAGAAAAATCTTTAGCTGATAAATTAGATTAATATTCAAAAATTTCAGTTTGTAAAAATAGATTCAATCCTTGCTAATTCCAAAGAGATTTTAAAGGTATTGATATAAATGAAAATGATGCTATTGAATGGATAGGAGAAGCATTAGGTTTTATGAAAATAGTCAGTGCATCAGAAGAAGCAATTGCTTTTATTGAAGTAAAAAACTATCATGCTTCTATACCATCAGGTCTTCATTACATAACTCAAATAGCAAGAAATAATGATTGGAAAAAACCAGAAGACACAAATAGTTGTGCATCTAATACTATTGCTCAAATTGAAACAGAAATTAATTGTTGTGATGAACAACCTAAACATTTATCAAATGAACAAGTTTCAGTTACATGGGATGAAGAACAATCTCAATATGTAGCGGAATTAAATTTACCATTATCTTTTCAAAATTGGATTGGTTCAACATATAAAAAAACTAAATATACTCCTGTAAGATTAGCTAATCATTCTTTTTTAAATACATTAGTTTGTAAAGAAAAGGATATGGAAGATGTGTATTGTAGAGATTGTGATGATAGAGATGAATATACAATAGTACAAGACCAATTGAGATTTAATTTTAAAAGTGGTCTTATAGCTTTAGCATATATTAGACAAATGATTGATTCTGAAACTGGTTATCCAATGATACCTGATGATGAATCAGCAAGAGCAGCTATTACTTATTATCTTGGTTGGAAAGTAAAAGAAACAGAAGCATGGAATCATAGAGAAGGTGCTATGCAACTTGCTCAAATAGCTGAACAACATTGGTTAAAATATATTAAACAGTTTAAAAATAAAGCTAAAACGCCTACAGGTGTGGACCAATATCAAAATTTAATGGAACAATCAAATTATTTGATTCCTAATCATAATAGATATTATGGTTTCTTTGGTAAATTAGGTACTGCTGAAAATAGAACATTTAATGGTTCAAGAAAAATAACAAATTATGCGAGATAATAATACAGTAATTCAACCTGGAGGATTAAGTACAGATACCTCTTATGTAAATCAACCTCAAGGAGCAACTACATTTGTTTTAAATGGAGTAAATGAAACAGTTGAAGGAGATAAAGGTTTCATTGCTAATGAAGAATCTAATGAACCATGTTATCCTATACCTCAAGGTTTTACACCAATAGGTAAAGTTTATATTGGTAATGATGAAACATTATTGTTTTTATGTTCAACTAATGGTAATTCAATGTTAGCAATAGTTGATAGAGAATGTAATTTTTCTATTCAAGTAAGTGATGTAAATCAAACTGAAAAATTTGGATTTAAAATAAGTCAGCAAATTGATGCAACTTTTAGATTGAGAAAAGGTTGTGAAAGAGTTATATATTGGATTGACCCTAAACCAAGAATATTTATATTAGAAAAACCAGAAAAGTTTCAAGATAATAATACAGGAGATTGGGATATTTCAAAATTCAATTTATTTAAAATTTATAAAACAATACCTAATTTTGATGAAATTGAAGTATTAAATAATGGAGGTAACTTATTATCAGGCAGTTATAATTTTTCTATTCAATATTTAGATGAGGATTTGAATCCTACAGAATTTATAACAAGTAGTGAAACAGTTCAAGTATATAATAGTGATTTTACATTACCTTTTAAAGATATAAGAGGTTCTACAAATACAGTAACAGAATATCAAAATTTTGGAAGGTCAGATAAAGCTATAAAAGTAGTATTATCTAATTTAGATGAAACTTTTCCTTTTTATAGATTAGCTATTACAGAAGCTACAGGTGGTACAGGACAAATTACTGATACTAAATTTACACAAGAAATTTCTACTCAAAATAATGTATTTACATATACAGGAAATAATTTTGAATCTTCTGGTACACAATCAGATGTATTAGTATTTAAAAATATTATAGAGAAAGCAGAAAGTATTGAACAGGTAGAAAATACATTATTATTAGGAAATGTAAAAGGTAAAGAAGTAAATTTATGTAATCTACAAAAATATGCCAGTAAAATCTGTGCTGATATGGTTACAAAAAAAGTAGCTTTAAATAACTTAATAGAGGGTAATAGTAAACATGCTTCTGTTAATTTAGAAGGATTAGGTTACATGCCAGGAGAAATATATTCTTTTGGTATTGTATATATATTTGATGATAATACTTTAACTCCTGTTTATCATATACCAGGAAAAAGCAATTTGATTGCAGCAGATACTATATTTGATGCTGGTCAAAACATATATCCTATGGCACTTAATAACACAAGTGCTGATAATGAATATACTGATAATGATAGTTGTGGAGGAATTAATTATTGGGGAGTAGATTCAGAAGGTACACAATTAACAGGTCAATTAGTAAGACATCATAGATTTCCATTAAGAACAGATGTTAATATACCATTAATAGAAAGAATTAGCTCAAACTCAACAACAAATGTATTTAAAAGAATAAAGGTAAATATTGCAGGAAGTATTCCTACACCTACAACTTGTCCATTAGAAGATGAACCAGGATATGACCCAGCTTGTGTACCTATAGTTGCTAATACATTTCAATATAATCTTAATTATACCAAAGATGGTGGAACAGAATTAAATGAGTTTATAGGACAAGTAAGACCTTCTGATTATGTAAGTAATAATCCTTCATATATAATATCTGAAAATGATTATTCTAATATAATAGTTGCTGCATTAGTAACTTTTATAACTCTTGATGAAAGTCAAGAGAATGGAGATATATTAAGAATTACTGGTACACTTTCAGGAGGAGTTTTTACAGCTACTTCTACAAATGGAGATTTATTAAGTCCTACAACAGGATTACCTACAGGTACTATAAAACCAGGTAGAAATTTAACTTATACAATATCATTATCAAATGATGTAGTTGAAACTAAAGATGAACAATTTACTTCTGATATTTTTGGTATTCATTTTTCTAATATAGAAATTCCTTCTGAATTGGAATTAAATGGTAATAAAATAGTAGGTTATTACATTGTAAGAAATGAAAGAATTGAAGATGAAAAAACTATATTAGATAGTGCAGTTTTAACTTCAACTATACAAAATGCACAATTTGTATCTTCTGGTTTATTGATGCCAGAATTGAGTAATGATGCAAGAGTTAAAAAAGATATAGTAAGTTTAATTAATCCAGAGTTTAAATTCAATGATAAAAAATATAAAAATGTAACTAAAATAATTCAACAAGGTAGTTTTGAAAGACAAGAAGCTATTCATAGTAGAACAAGAATAATTGATGTTCAAGATGGTAATTCTTTTCAAGATGGAATGAAAGATAATGAAAATAATGCTTTTCAGGGTGATGGTAATAGTGGTCCTGATGGATTTATGTTACAAATAAAAACAAGAGACAACCATACATTATTTGTAAATAAAAATTCTTTTGAACTTGATGCTTCAAAAATCAAAGAGATATTTTATTTACCAGCTTTAGGAGATAAATTAATACAAGATTCAAATGATGTAGGTGTAGATATATTTAATCTTGCATGTGATAATAAAGTAGGTATAATGTCATTAAATGAAAATATTACCTTTCCTATTGTAAATGATGTACCTTATGTATATTTGATAAAAGATAATGCTAATCCATATAATAATTTTAGATTAACACCTTATTATAAAGAAACAAAAAATCCTATATATTTTAGTTCTACAGAATCAAAATGTGATGTATTTAATGGTGATAGTTATATAACACCTTTAAAATATACAAACAGTATATTTTACAACAATAGATTAAGAAAAAGAGCAGCTAAAACTTCTGTTTGGAATTATATTGCAGCAGCACTTTTAGTAATTGTTGCTGTAGTAATTGCTATCTTTACTTGGGGAGCAGGTACAGCAGGAAGTATAGCTTTAATTGGTGTAGCAGCAGCTATGGTAGGTGGTGCAGCAGCACTTACTGCTTCTGGTATAAAACAAGATGCTTGGGCAAGAGCATATAGTGATTTATATGATAAAGGTTTAAGAGAAACAATAGTAGATAATTACATATTATTTGATGCTGACCCTAACAATAGAGAACAAAGAGGTTTTGCTAAAAATCCAGGAGATGATGAAATTCAATGGTTAGGAGAATCTTTAAATCTTTGGTTTGAATCTAATGTAAATATGAATTTAAGACAAGGTGCTACTGATAATACACCTGATTTTCTTAATGCTCCTGGTAACAGAGAATTAGGAACTTCTTATCCAGAATGGAATAGAGAATACTTCGGAATTGATTCTGTTGGTTCAAGGTCTATACCTCCTACCACATCTTTAGATAATCACATGGTTAAGAAATTAACTTATTTGAATAGTAGTAGAAAAGGAGGAAGAGCTTATATAGGATTAGCATTAGCTGAAATATATCAAATCAATCAAGATTATAAAAGAAGAAACAAAGAAAAAATATATAACCATTTACCATTAGAATATGATTGCTGTTCAGATTGTACTGAAACATTCCCTCATAGACTACATTGGTCTCAACAAGCATTTCAAGAAGAATTAACAGATAATTTTAGAAACTTTTTACCAAACAATTATAAAGATATTGAAGGAGAAACAGGAGTAATAACTGATTTATTCAGAATACAAAATAATCTTTATATTCATACAGAAGAAGCATTATGGCATCAACCACAAAATTTTCAAGAAAGAGTAACAGATAATATCATTTCTTTCATTGGAACAGGAGAATATTTTAATATACCACCAAGAAAAATTGTTGATGATAATAATAGTTCTTCTGGTAATACTCATAAATGGGGTAGATTGAAAACAAAAAATGGAGTATTGTTTCCTTGTCATAAAGAGAAAAAATGGTACTTGTTTAATGGGCAATCTCTTCAACCAATTTCTGATACATACAACTCTAATTATTTTAGAGAAAATATGAAATTTAGAATGGCTGAAAGTTATTATAATGCTAATCATATTAATTATCCATATAATAATAATCCATCAAATCCTATTGGTGTTGGTTATATATCTACTTATGATACTAAAAAAGAAAGATTAATTATAACCAAAAAGGATTTTGATATTGCTGGTTTACCTGATGGAGATTATCAATTATGCAATGAAGGTTTAGGAACAGTAATATTTCCTAACTTGTCTCAAATTATTGCTAATAGATTAGCTAATGGTTGGAATTATATTGGTGTAGAGAATTGTAAATTAAAATTTGAAAAAACAGTAATAGAAACAAGGATAGAAATAAGAACAATAACTACTAATGTTCCTAATAATAGTGATATAGTTATACAGTTTGATAGGTCTGGTAGTTTTGGTAATGCAGGAGTTGCTAATGTCAAAGTAGCTGTATTAGCTTGGTTTACTCAATTTAAAATTGATAATCCAACATTCACAGGAAGATTGATTTATGTTTTAGCTGTTGAAAGATGTAGTGGTCAAGCATGGTTAAGTGTATTAAGATGGTTGCAAAACAGTCAGCAAATATTTTTAGTAGATAATTCAGCAAATCCTTTAGTTGGTGTAGAAATACCAATAACTAATTTTAATACTATAAGTAGAAACATAATCATAGTTTCTACTGTAAATGAAGCAGCTATTAATAATTGTGGAGGTACTGGGGAATATCATACAAGTGGTATTAGTAATCCTACAGATGCTCCTTCTACAGAATATATTAATGATTTTAATGATTACAATACAAGATATGATGCATTAATTGCTGCTGGATATAGTATTCATGGATTACAATACCCTATTGTTTATACAAGTATTCCTGGTCCTACAAGAGGTATGTTACAGCATAGTATATCTGCTATTACAGGTAGAACATTAAATGCAACGGAATTAGCTTTTTTAACAGCTAATATTAATCCTTTTGTTCCAACAGGAGATTATGCTTTATTATTAACAGCATTAGCAGGAGTAAATCCATATCCATCAGGTTTAAGTCAAAGAAATTGGCAATATAAACATACAAGGGGTTGGGATGGTACTGGAGATATAATTAGTCCTTTACAATTTGCTACTGATATAAATGGTTTTCTTGGGAGTTTAACTACAACAACACAAGTTGAAGTAGAAGTACAAGTACCAGTATTGACTTATGAATATGAGAATGGTATTCCATTAGAAACTAATCTATTAAACAACAGTTTTACAATGAGTTATTCATTGAAAGATACAAAATGGATTTCTTGGCATTCATATTTACCAAGTTTCTATATGCATGTTCAAGAGAAGTTTTATTCTTGGAGAGAAGGTTTATCAAATATTTGGAGACATGGTAGAAAGAATCATTATCAGAATTTCTATGGAGAAAGACATCCTTTTATAATAGAGTATGTTGATAATTCAAATGCTTTGATTAGTAAAATATATGATGCAATCAAATTTCAAACAGAAGCAAAACAGTATGATATTGCTACAGATAGTTATGTTGATAAAAGATATATAACTTTTAATAAAGTGATGGCTTATAATACACATCAAATAAGTGGTATTCTTGATATGCTGGTAAAAGATGTTGATTTAGAATATATGAACAATCAAGTAGAAAATTCAGCAGGATTTATTAATCTTGATAGAAATGAAAGAGATTGGTGCATTAATGATTTAAGAGATTTGTCTGTAAATCCTAATGTATCTATATTCAATAAAAACTTAACAAGTTTACAAGCAGATTATTTTATAGATAAAATAGTTAATAGTAATAGAATTGACTATAATAAGGATTGGACTGAAATGGAAAGTTTTAGAGATAAATTCTTGGTGGTTAGATTGATATTTGATACCTTTGACACCACAAGATTAATTATGAACTTCTCTGTACAGGATTCAAAAGTATCTGAAAGATAGTAAATATTAATTTGTAAAAAAATTCATTTTCATTATGAAAAAAAAATGTGCTACAAAAAAGAAATATGGTTATGGTTCAAGTGGAGTTGGTAGTAACTATATAGAAAATCCTGCTACAACTATAGCTAAAGGAGATATAATGAATGCAGAAGCAGAAAGAAAAGCTGCTAACAATCCCTGGATTCCTATTACTTTAATGGCTGGTCAATTAGCTTCTACAGCTATTTCTGCTGGAGCAGGAAAAAGTGGTAGTGCATCAAGTAAAAGTCCTCAAATATCAGGAGAAGGATTAGCTCCTGATGCAATACCTGCTTCTAATAATTTTAATTCAGGAACTTTTATGTCTCCACAGCAACAATCTGTATTTGAAGATAGAACTATAGCAGCTATGGGAAACAATAATGCTTCTGGTCCTATTGAAGTAGAAGGTGAAGAAGTTATTGAAACACCAGCAGGAGAAGTAGCAGAAGTCAAAGGTGCATCACATGAAGAAGGAGGAGTAGATATGAATGTTCCAGAAGGAACTAAAATATACTCTAAAAGAATTGAGAAGTTTGGTGAAACTATGGCTGAAAGAAAAAAAGTCAGAGAAAAAAAACTAACCAATCTTAATAAATTATTAGAAAATTCTAAAGGGGATATTGCTGTAAAAAATGCTCATGCAAGAAGTGTTGAAGCACTTAATGAACAAGAACAAGCTGATTTACAAACTCAAGAAATGTATGGAGTTATGGCTGCTGTACAAGAGTATGCTTTTGGTACAGATGAGAATGGTGTTAGAAAATATTGGAATGGAGGAGAAGTAGAATTTGATGAATTTGGTAATCCTATTCCAAATAAAAATATTTTCAACATTAAAAATCAAATGATTACTCCAGGTGTAGTTGGTACTGGAAAGTCAGTAAATAAAAAATATGCTACTGTTGAGAATAAACCAAATTCACCATTACCAACTTTTGCTAATAACTTTGGAGAAAGTTTACCAGCAAGTAAAGATTATGGTGCAGGAGATTTTATAAAAGGATTTGATAAAGGTGAACCTGATACAATATCTTTAACTGATGAACAAGTATTAAACAAGAATGGTAAATATGATGGTTATTCTCATCCTGAATTAGCACCAGAAAAACAAACTGTAGATAAACCAGGTAGTGTAGCAAGTAGATTTATAGATGGTGCTGGAAAATTTGTAGATAAATCAGGTTTTGAAATGCCTGGTACTGGAGATTTAGTTGGTATTGCTGGAGATTTAATATCTACATTTAGTCCAATGAAAAATACTTTAGAAAATAGAGCAGGAGATACACCTAATATAAATGCTTATAAAGATTTTGGTAAAGATGCATTAGAAGCTAATTTAGCTGCTATGGAAATGAGTGCTGGTCAAAAAGCAGAATCATTAAGAAAAATAACAGAAGGTGCTAATGGTGCTAAAAGAATTGGTAGAAATTCAGCAAGAGGTATTAACCAAATGAGAGCATTAGATTTAGCAACAGATATAAATGCTAATGAAGCAAATCAAGGTGCTGTTGATAGTTTTCAAAGAACAATGCAAGAATTACTTGGACAAAAAGCTGGTTTAGAAAACCAACAAGACCAAGCTGTAATGAGTGGAGAACAAGAAAGAGATTTGAATGATAGAAAAGATAGAGATAATTTTTATACTCAATTAGGTAAAGATAAATCTACTATGGGAGAAGGAGTTCAAAATATTGGTAAAGATTTGAATGCTATGAAGCAAAATAAAATGATGACAAATGTTATCAATCAATTATCTAAATATGGATTAGCTTTTGATGAAAAAGGTAATCTAATTGAAAAACCTAAAACAACATAAGAAATGGGAAGATTTTATCAAACATCAGATGCCAAATTTGTAGATAACAAAATGTTTGAAGCACCACATCAATTGATGGCACAGGTACTTCAAAATAAAGATAAAGAGATTGATACAGAAATTACTTCTGCGACTGCTTATTTGGATAAACTTAAAGCTGATGTATTAACTCAAGATAGTCCTGAATTACAGCAAGAAATAAAAAATTATGAAGCTAAAATTACAGGTATTGTAGATAATATAAAATCTAATCCTTTAGAATATAACAAATACAGTTCAGATATAATGCATTTAGGTAGAGATATAAATGCTAATTGGACTACTGGTAAAATTGGACAAATGCAACAAAATAAAAAAGACTACGATAAAAGAGTAGAATATTTAGATGATTATTTAAAAAAAAATCCTGAAGAAAGTGCTTATGTAGAAGCTAAAAGAAAAGCTATATTGGCAGATTATCAAAAAGGAATACAGTTTAATGATAACACAGGTAAAGCATCTAATAGAATAGATAAAGATTCTGAATTGTATAAACTTGACACCAATGAAGATTTTTTAAAAGATTTAAAAGCAAAAGGTATTGAATATAAAAAAACATCAAATGGACATGATGGTTATATTTATGAAAGTAATGGACAAAGTAAGATATTAACAGAAGATGAAATAGCTGATAAATACATAGATTATATAAAAGCTAATCCTCATATTACTAATGCTTTAAATGATTGGAAAAATGTAGGAGTACAAGGTTTTAATGATGTAGATGTAAATAATGCTAAACAATTAAAAGTAGATGCTAATGGTAAAGCTATTTTAGATAAACATGGTAATCAGCAATTTGATTTAAACCCTAATAATTATATAGGTGCTAAAGCAATTGCTGCTGGTAGATTCAGACAGGATGATAGAAGTACAGGAAATAATATAGAATCAGATTCTACTTATCAATGGTCAGTAAATAGAGCAGATGCTCAAAAAGCATCTATGGAAGCATTAGGTGCTACTACTGAACAAATAAAGTTAGAAGGTAAAGAATGGGAAGAAGCAAATACTGTATTTCTTAAAGGTATTGCGGATTTTAGTAAAAAATATAATTTACCAAAAGATTATAATACTGCTACATCAATGACGAGTATGAAAAATTATACAAATTCTATTGCTAAAATTTATGGAAAAAATTCAGTAAAATACAAAGAAGCTTTATTAGATTTGCAAAAAGTATATAATTCTCAACAAACTACAGCTGACAAAGGTTTTGGTGTACTGATTCCTAAATATGGAGTGGAAATTACAAAACAAATAATGATAACTGCTCAAAATTTAAATAAACAGCCTGAAACAGTAAATTTAATGGCAGGAACTGCACAAAAATATAATCCTTCTACAGATAGATTTGAACCAATATATAGTGAAAAAAATATAAGTTTGTTAGAATTAAAAGCACATCCTGAAAAATATGGTTTAAAAGCAAGTGATTTTAATGTACAAGTTAATAATGAACCAAATTATAATGATGATGGTACAGAAAAGAAAAAGGGTTTGGAAGAAATGAATAAAGAGAAAAATTTCACAGGTACAGAAAAATATGGTAAACATACACCCAATTATTATGTACCAAATAGTTTACAACCACATTATGTCCCTAATGGAAAAAATAACCCAAAAGGATATTATACTTATGATTTAGATATAAATGGTAATTATTTCAGAATGACTATGCCTATGGAAAAATTTAATATAGTAACTGGACAAAATATAAATAAATAAATAAATTTAAAAAAAATATAAAATGGGATTACCAAGAAAAGGCATAATAATTAATGCAGAAGGAACACCTGATATTATTCAAAGACAAGATGCTTATAATAAGCAATATGATGAAATGTTTCAATTCCATCAAGAAGCAGAATTAGCCAAACAAAGAAGAGAAATTGAAGCTAAAAAGCAAGAAATGGAACTTTTAGTTGTTAAACAAAAAGCTGCTGAAATAGC